AGAGCAAAGACAAGAACCACCCAAGTATCAAGAACAAGACGAACAAAAACAGATTCAGATTATGAACTATACAGTTAACAACCAACTACGGACATCCATCTTATTTGATGGAACGGCAGAAGCACGGCTAGCAGACATCCTAGCCATCATGGACACTCATACATTCGGTAAAAGAGAAGCGGCCAAAATAGTTGGAGGCATAGGAAGGCTTATCAGACTGATCGAAGAAAACAAAATACGTTCCGACAAGCCTACATGCGCACAAAACGGGAAATGGTTCTGCAATGCCAGTGATGTCCTGCGTTATGCACAGGTCAAAATGCCAAGGAAGCCTAGAAAATTAAAAAAGAAAGTGGCATAAGCCACACGGGTAATTAGCTTAATGGAAAAGCGGTATTCACTTTTTTCTTTACGTTCAGACGGTTTGTGATTGTTTTCAGTAGGAATACAGATACAGGTTCGAATCCTGTATTACCCACACCCAAAGAGAGGGAGCCGTACACCCTTTAAACGTAGCCATGTTAGAGACTTCAAGGCAGTGAAGCAGAGAGCAATTTGTTAGATAATAATTTAACCCAAAGCCGCTGGAAAGGACAGCGTGAGGTGAGAGCCCTCTTTATATGTTATATTCTATATCCTTATTTATCCCGGTGTGTCCTGGCCGACTATCCGGGAACTATTTTTTTTAACTCATTTATTAACCACTAAAAATTATTGATTATGGGACTTATCAAAAAACCTAACGAACTGACAGTTAAGAATGCCCTGTCGGCATTAATCTACGGACAACCTGGTATGGGAAAGACCACACTGGCGTTAAGCTCTCCCCAGCCACTACTCCTGGACTTTGACGGTGGCGTTCACCGTGTGAATGCAGCCCACCGTGTAGACACCGTACAAATTTCCAAATGGGAAGAGGTGGATGAAGTTCTTACGAGCGGAGAAATTGCCGAATACAAGACCATCGTTATTGATACGGCAGGAAAAATGTTATCCTTCATGGATAAATATATAATGAAAAACAATCCCAAAATGAAGAAAGCGGATGGCACACTGTCCCTGCAAGGATATGGAGTACGAAAGAATATGTTCATCAACTTCGTAAACCAAGTCACACTAATGGGTAAATCAGTAATATTCGTAGCCCATGAACGCGAGGAAAAGAACGGAGAGGACAAACAGATACGCCCGGAAATCGGAGGTTCTTCTGCCGGTGACCTGATTAAAGAGCTTGATCTTGTAGGCTATATGGAAGCCATAGGTAAGGACAGAACCATCTCTTTTGATCCGTGCGAGAAATTCTACGGTAAGAATACCTGCAATCTTCCGGCACGCATAAAGATACCAGTTATCATTAATGCAGAAGGTACAATCACCGGACCGAACGACTTTATGACAAAGATTGTAAACACTTATCAGACCTATCAGGAAAAACAGGCAGAACTGTCCTCCGAATATGAAGGTCTTATGGAAGTTATCAAGGAACAGATAGCCATGGTAGCGGATGCGGACACGGCCAACGAAGTGAAACAATCACTGGAGAGCCTGCAGCATATCTTCGACAGCAAATTACAAGCAGGTATGCTACTGAATAAAAGATGCAAGGAATTAGGGTTGAAATTCGACAAAGTAAAAAAAATATATGAAGCAGCCTAGTTATAGAATCTATCCCTCATTACTTGACAAATTCGACAAGTATCTGAGAGCTGATGAAAAAGTGGAAAACTTCTGGAACATTGATAATGAAACCGGAGAGTATAAACGCTCTCCGGAAGAAATCGAAGAGAGCCTGAAACAAGACCTTCTGGATGCTATCAACCGTGTACCGTTTGAGAGTGAAGCAGCCGACAAGGGAACAGCCTTCAATGCTATCATTGACTGCTATGTCCATTGCGAAAATCACGTGCCGACAGAGCGTTCCCCCTACTCCATCATTGGCGATAAGGAAACCAATACTATACAAGTAGCTTTCCCCGCAACGGATATCGCACCTGCACGGCATTTCCTTTTCGACAGACAATGGTGTATAGAACAGGCAGAGTATTTCAAAGGCTCATTAAGTCAGGTCTATGTATCCGCCATTCTTCCTACCCAGTACGGAAATGTGGAGTTATACGGATTTATCGACGAACTCCGAAAGAATGTTGTTTATGACATAAAATCCACATCTAAATACGAGTTCGGCAAATACGCCCACGGGTGGCAGCGCCATGTCTACCCTTATTGCCTAATTGCTTCCGGTCAGATGGAAAACATAAAGGCATTTGAGTTTACGGCTTATGCGCTGAAAGGCGGTACCAGCCGCACACCGCTTATCAGTGGTACGCAATATCCGGAATATTATACTTACAATCACGAACAGACAGTGAAACTGCTCACGGCACACGTAGAACATTTCATAGAGTTTTTGGAAGCTAATAGAGAATCTATCACGGACAAGAAGATTTTCGGACTGGAATAATGGCACAAGAAGCTATCCTTATAAAAGAAAAAGGTGTGGTAACACTGAACAAGTCCTTTGATTTCATGTGCTCGCAGCTCCGTAACGGTCGTTACAGGTTAATTATCGAACGTTACACAGAGCCGCGCACATTAAGTCAAAACGCCCTGATGTGGCTTTGGTTTACCTGTATCGAACAGGAAACAGGAACGGACAAACAGGACGTACACGATTATTACTGCAACCTATATCTACGAAGGACAACCATTATCAAAGGAAAAGAAACGGTCATAGCCGGAAGCACATCGAAACTGAACACACTGCAAATGACGGACTTTTTGAATAAGGTCAAAGCAGATGCAGCCACGGAACTGGGAATAACACTTCCCCTTCCGGAAGACCGTTATTATAACGAATTTGTCAACGAATATAAATATAGAAGATAATGAAGATCATAAAAGCTAAAATCACCAAGGACAGTACCTTGGTGGCCACCTACAAGGATGAGAATGGTACAACCACCGTAGAAGGCAAGAACCTGGTAACATCAGACCTTATCAATGCGTTCAGCAAGCTGAATCCCCACGCCGCTTTGCTTACAGAACAGAAAGAAGTGGACGGTATAGAATCAGTAGATGAAGTGCCTGATATCATAGGACAGGTGCTTGACGTTACAGGATATTCCATTGGCGGAGATGGAGATAATGAAGGGGTTACTCTGGTAGCCAAACGTTTTCTCAAAACAGGAAAAGTTCTGAACCTATGCGCTCCGTTCACCATGTTCAATAATGAGAATGAATCGTATATCAATGCCTTCGAGTTGGAGCAGGAAATCCAATCCTGTGAGTTCGAAGTCAAAGAGTATCTGTTCAACAAAAAATGGCGAATTGTACAACAGGAACTTCCGTTTGAGGAAGACACGGCGAACGCAGACGTACAACCGGACGCCATTCCAGAAGCCGGTACAGACTTCAATCAAGAGGTTGCGGAATTCCAGCAGGCTATGAATGATGCAGGGGTTGACATAATAATGAACGGAAAGAAAATTAAATCACGTAAACCACGTAAAGTCAAACAACTTGCATCATGATACCGCCGTCCCCATTTTGCGTAACTACTACCCCCAACTGCTTCAAACTAGCCTTCCCATATCATCCAAGATTAGTGGAGCTGGTCAAACGGATTCCAAGTGTAAAACAGAATATCCGGGCAGCCTATATCGCTGACGAAAAAGCTTGGAAGGTTTCTCTACAAGATAAGGAATACGTGAGGATGATGGCAGATTGGGCGGTACAGACAAGGATATGCAGCCGGGTACAGCACAAAGTGACAACAAGAGAGTATAATGACTATACTATTCCCGACCTTCCAAAACTTACGGTTCCACACGGATTGCTGTTAGAACCGTACGAATATCAGAAAGAAGGCATCGCTTATGCGCTACAGCACAAGCGGTGCATATTCGGGGACCAACCGGGACTGGGAAAGACATTACAGGCAATAGGCACGGTTACGATAGCAAAAGCGTATCCGTGCCTTGTCATTTGTCCGGCCGCATTGAAAATAAACTGGCAACGTGAATTTAAGAAATTTGCCGGAAAAAATGCCATGATTCTGGATGATCGCAATAAAGCCAGTTGGCACCGTTTCTTTGAGACTAAATGCTGCAACATATTCATAACAAATTATGAATCACTGAAAAAGTTTTTTGTACTTAAAGTAAAGGAGGATGCACGGTTTACCATGAAATCCATTGAGTTTGACCCGCGAATATCGTTATTCAAATCCGTAGTCATTGACGAATCACACAAGTGCAAATCCACCAAGACCCAGCAATCCAAGTTCGTAGAAGGAATATGTAAAGGCAAAGAATATATCTTGGAACTGACGGGAACCCCAGTAGTGAACAACAATACAGACCTTATACAACAACTCAAGATAATGGGACGATTAGAGGATTTCGGAGGATACAAGTATTTCGTAGAGAGGTTCTGCGATGGACCTAAACAGTCAAGCAATGTGAAAGAACTGAACTGGAGGTTATCATCGACCTGCTTCTTCCGGCGCGAAAAGGCCAAGGTACTCACTCAGTTGCCGGACAAGTCACGCCAATATATAGAGGTGGACATATCCAATCGCAAAGAATACGACAAAGCGGAAGCCGACCTGATACAGTATCTCCGAACTTACAAGAATGCGGACGATGAAAAGGTGGCCAAGGCATTAAGAGGCGAAGTAATGGTGAAAATGGGAATATTGAAAGCCATATCAGCCAGGGGAAAAATCAAAGTCTTTTCCGAATTCATCCATGACGTGATTGACGGAGGTGAGAAACTGATAGTCTTTGCTTACCTGAAAGAAGTAGTACAGGAATTAAAGAAGATATTCCCTGAAGCTGTCACCGTTACAGGCGAAGACAATGCTACTCAAAAACAGACAGCGGTAGACCGCTTCCAAAACGACCCTTCTTGCAAGCTGATCATCCTTAACTACAAATCAGGAGGTACAGGTCTTACATTGACAGCTTCCAGCCGTGTGGCGTTTATCGAGTTCCCATGGACTTTCTCCGATTGTGAGCAGGCAGAAGACCGAGCACATCGGAACGGACAGAAGAACAACGTAAACTGTTACTACTATCTTGGAAAGGATACTATCGACAAATATATGTATGATGTCATTCAGACCAAAAAAGGAATAGCCAACGGAGTGACAGGGACGGATGATGTGGTTAAGGAGAATGTGGTAGATATGGCAATGAACCTATTCAACGGAAGAATATGAGAAAACAGACAACACCATTATCAGAAAGCCAAATACAACATGATTGTTTGGTATGGTTCCGATTACAATATCCCAAACTGGCTCGTATGCTTTTTGCAGTGCCCAACGGTGGCAAACGTGATGCCAAGACAGGAGCACGGATGAAGTATGAAGGAGCAGTGAGAGGTGTGGCAGACTTGATTTTGCTCATACCCAAAAAGGGATGGGCCTCCCTCTGCATAGAGATGAAGACACCGAAGGGTACACAGAGCGAGCACCAACGAACGTGGCAGACAGAAGCAGAGAGATACCAAAACAAGTATGTTATCTGCCATTCACTACAGGAGTTTATAAACGAAGTAAATTCTTACCTACAATGACTTATATAGATTACGTAAACCAATTTTGGAAGACACATCAGAGTGTAGCATTTTCCTCGAACGAAGTTTATTTGTACTTCTTCCTTTTGAACGAGTGCAATAGTCGGGGTTGGGAGAATCCGTTTGAGTGTCCCAACAGACGAATCGTCCTCGCAACCGGTATATCAGAACCAACCGTAATTGAAGTCAGGAACAGATTACAGCAAAAAGGTTTACTACAGTTTGAGTCAGGTAAGAAAAATGCGAAATCGCCCGTTTATTACTTAAATGATTTAAGTAAACCCTTAAGTAAACTCTTAAGTAATGACTTAAGTAAACCTTTAAGTAAAAAGGCTAACATTAATATAAGACTTAAGAGTAAAGATAATAATAACTCTAGCGAGTTATTTAAGCCCGAGCAGGAAAAACCTAAAAAGAAGCCTTCAAAACCAAAAACCGAATTTATAGCCCCTACCCTGGAACAGGTGAAAGATTACTTCCGTGACAAGCTCCCGGACTGGGAGCAGCAGGCAGAGATATTCTTCTACCACTTCGATGCGCTAAGCTGGAAAAACACCAACGGGGCTAAAATTGAACGATGGGACAGCCGGGCTAACCTTTGGATAATCGAAAAAAGACTTCAAAATGGAAACAAGCCTACAAAAACAGATCACTGTGATAATGTCCCCAGGACAGATATCTCAATCCAGGAAAAAGCCGGAGACACTGACACCGCTCCAGCAGACCTTGAGAAATGGATCAACAGCCTCCCAATTGGTTGACAACTGGTCCGGCACGCAAGCCCAGCTGAATTGTAACCTGACATTAGCACAAGCAATCAGGATTGAGGGTATTCCCACCCTTGCGGACATCAATGTTGTCTTCGACAACGCCACATCAGTCAGGATTATCACAGAGCACCTGCAATCAATCCTCCGATACGCAAGCATTGATATCGCACCTCAACAACTGGCCGAAACGGCGCTAAGCATATTGGCCAGCTATTATTTTCTCAATCTGGCCGAGCTTTGCATATTCTTCACACAACTTAAAAACGGAAGCCGTGGACAGTTCGTCTGGGGAAACAGGATAAACAACCAGTCCATTATGGTAGCCCTATCGGACTTTTGCAGGGATAGAAGAGACGAGCACGTCAAACTGTCCAATGAAACCGCCATGAAACAATCCCAAAAAGGTTTCACCCGGATAGAAGATGCAGCGTGCGCCATGATTGAGGGAGTAAAAAACATTCAGGAGCTCAAAAAAAAGGCTAAAAACGATTTCAGCGCCTTCACAGAACTTTTTCCTAACGTTCCCAACAACCATACTGCCTACACCTATTGGAAGGCATACGGGGGAAATGAGAATGCAATACGGGCTATATACGGAGATAATGCACCACCTCCCAATATAGCAAGCGACGATATAGGAAAATTCTTATGCGAGTATAACATCAGAATCAATCACAAATAAATATTATCAACCACTTCAAAATTAAGTAACCATGGCAAGTAATGAAAGTTTCAAACAGGCAATCAAAGCCTATCTGGACAAACGGGCGGAAGAAGATTCACTGTTCGCCCCCAAATATGCGAATGAGAAGAAAAGCATTGATGAATGCTGTAGTTATATCATGGGTGAAGCCAGGAAGCGTGGTAACGCCGTAGCGATTTCAGACGAGGAGGTCTACGGGATGGCGGTGCACTACTATGATGAGGACGATATCAAAATAAACCGGCTGCCTGCCGGAGAGAAAACGTCCGTATCATCCTCCGCCAAACCTGTGGAACTCACCGAAGAAGATGAGAAAGCGGCACGTGACAAAGCAATCGCACGGCTGGCGGAAGAACAATACCAGACACTCAGGAAGAAAAACGTCCGAAAGAAAGCGGATGATAATGTCCAACAAATGAGTTTGTTCTAGCCATGAAACCGAGAACGAAATTACAAT